TTCAAACGAACAAATAGAAATACTTTACGTAAAGCCTTACACGGTTGGAATGAAGTATTACGCATACCCTGATTATCAAGGTGCGGTTCCTTATGCTAAACTTGAGGAAGAAATAGCAGACTATTTGATTAACGAAGTTCAACACGGATTCAGCGGTACAAAGGTTATAAACTTTAATAATGGTATTCCTACTGAAGAGCAACAAAGTATCATTACAAACAAAGTAAACGCACAATTAACGGGTTCTAAAGGACTACGAACTATTGTAGCATTTAATGCAAGTGAAACAAGCAAAACAACCGTAGATGATATTCCATTAAACGACGCACCTGAACACTATTCGTATTTAAGTGAGGAGTGTTTACGTAAGATTATGTTAGGTCATAACGTAACAAGTCCGCTTTTATTTGGTATTGCAACGTCAACGGGTTTTAGTTCGAATGCTGATGAACTTAAAAATTCAAGTATTTTGTTTGACAACATGGTTATTAAACCTATGCAAGATGAATTACTTGAAGCTTTTGATAGGATATTGGCTTACAATGGAATTTCGTTAAAGTTATTCTTTAAGACTTTACAGCCTTTGGAGTTTATGGACTTAGAAAACGCCCAAACAGAAGAGCAGGTAGCTGAAGAAACAGGAACTGAATTAAGTTCACAAAGTGATAAAATTGCTCAAGCGTTAATTGATTTAGGTGAGGATGAAAATCCTGACTGGATATTAATAGATGAACACGAAGTTGACTACGATACAGATGACAAAGACAACGAGATATTAAGCAAAGAGCCTAAACAAAGTTTATTATCTAAGGTTGTTAATTTAGTTTCAACTGGAGATCCGAGACCTAATTTGCGAAGTGGACAAGATGCGGTTATTGATGGCGTTAAATTTTTAACTCGGTATGTTTACACTGGAGAAAGAAAAGAAAATGGACGTGAATTTTGCAAATCCATGATGAGGGCAAATAAACTTTATCGAAAAGAGGACATTATAAAAATGGGAAGTCAGCCAGTTAATGCTGGTTTTGGAATTGATGGAGCTTCGACATATTCAGTATGGTTGTATAAAGGTGGTCCTAATTGTTATCATCGCTGGAATAAAAGAGTTTATGCAACGTTTGAGGGTCAAGCTATTGATGTAAACACAGCTAAACAAATTGCTGGGCGTAAAGCAGAGAAATTAGGTTATGTAGTTAAAAATCCAAGTTTGGTAAGTCAAAGAATGATTGACCGAGAGGACAGAGGATATTATAGAAAATAAGATGGCAGAAGCATTACTTATAACAAGAGATGACATCGTGAAGTTTACAGCCATGAATGGCAACGTAGACACGGATAACTTTATTCAATGGATTAAGGTCGCTCAAGATATTCACATTCAAACATACTTAGGCACTAAGTTATTAGACAAAATAAAAGATGATATTGTAAACGATGATTTAGGTGGTAATTATTTAACGCTTGTAACGACTTATATAAAGCCTATGCTGATACATTGGGCAATGGTTGAGTATTTACCCTTTGCGGCTTATACAATCGCTAATAAAGGCGTATTTAAACACAATTCGGAGAACGCTACAAACGTAGAAAAAGACGAAATTGATTTCTTAATAGAAAAAGAGCGTTCAATAGCACAGCATTACACGGAAAGGTTTATTGATTACATGAGTTTTAACCAAGACTTATTTCCTGAATATAACTTAAATTCAAATGGGGATATGTACCCGGACACACAAAACAATTATTTTGGATGGTTCATTTAAAGAAATACAAGCCTAAGGCTGAAAACATTAAAAAATTACAAATTTATTTAAACAAAATAAATGGCGGACGTAAAGATAAGTCAACTAACAGCGAAAGCGGCAAAGGTTGAAAGTACAGATAGGATTCCAATAGCAGATTATAACGGCACTACTTACGATACTAAGTATGTAACTGGAGCTGAAATTAACGAAGTTAGCTTAGATACTTCACCACAATTAGGTGGTAACTTAGATGTAAATGGATTTCAAATTACGAGTGCTTCAAATGGAAATATTCAAATAAGACCTAACGGAACTGGTGCTGTTTTAATTGGCGATTCAAGTGGTTCAAATGCAGCTCCTTTAAGGTTTATGGAATTGTCAGATAACGGCACTAATTATGTAGGCTTAAGAGCTGCTAATAATTTAACTGGCAACACTACTTATACGTTGCCAACAGCAGATGGAACAAGTGGACAAGTATTACAAACAAATGGAAGTGGTACATTAAGCTGGACTGCAAGAACTGGTTATACTTATGAAATAGGACAATATGTATCTTCTGAGGGTGGAGTTGTTTTTCATAGATATATTGATAATGGTGTTCAATATTATTTAGTTGTTGACACAACTGATTTAAGTACAAGTCAAACATGGAGCAATATAACTGGAACAGCAATAGGCGCAACAGCTCAAAGTACTTGGGATGGATTAAGTAATTCAAATGCTATTGTTGGACAATCAGGATTTACAGCTGGTTCAGCTAAGTTGTGTTTAGATTCAACAAACAATAGCAAATCAGATTGGTATTTACCTGCTTTTGATGAATTAAATTTACTATGGCAAAGTAGATTTAATGTAAATAAAACATTATCTGGAAATTCCTCTTTTGGTTCAATTAGTGGAGCTACTGAAATATTAGCTAATTCTTATTGGAGTAGCACTGAATATAATAGTACATCGGCTAATGTTTTTAGTTTTACGGAAGGTGGTTTAGCTGGCACGCTTGCTAAAAACACTAATGGATATCATACACGTGCAGTAAGAAAATTTAGCATATAGGACAAAACACGAATCAATAAGTTAAATAAGTATGGCAAATAGTAACGGTTGGGGTGATGGTTCAGCAAACAACGCAATAGGTTGGGGGCAAGGTGCAAACAACGCTATTGGTTGGGGTGACATACACGCTGATAGTTGGGCGGGTTTAACGGATATTGTAGGAATTACAACGCCACCCGTTGACCCCGATGCTGAAGCATTTATAACAGCGGCTGCAATAACAGACCCAACACAACAAAGTGCTATTAATCAATTAGTAGTTGACTTGAAAGGATATTCTATTTGGAGTAAAATGAAGGCTTTGTATCCATTTGTAGGTTCTACGGCTTCCCAGCATAAATGGAATCTTAAAGACCCACGCGATTTGGATGCTGCATTTAGATTGGTGTTTTCAGGAGGTGGTGCTTGGACTGTGAATGGGTATACTCCAAATGGAACAAATGGTTATGCAAACACATTTTTAACCCCTTCAACAACACTTAGTGCTACAAATGTTCATATATCAACCTATATTAGAACAGCCTCACAAGGTGTTTTAATGGGAACTGATAATTCATTTAGATTATGGATAGCATCAAACTTTAATGGAACAAATAAATACTTTGAATTAAATTCATTGAATGCTACGGCAAGAACTCCAATATCTAATAGTTTAGGGCTTTGGGCTGGAAATAAAACTCCTTCAGATAGTTTTTCAAATCAACTTTGGTTAAATGGTGTTTTAAATGATAGTTTTTCAAAAGTTTATGATGGATTAGATACTTTACCAATTGTTATTGGAGGTAGAAGAACGGGAGCATCAACTGTTTCTAATTATGTTTCTTCTCAAATAGCATTTTCAGCTATTGGTGACGGATTAACAGACACCGAAGCGGCTAACTTTTACACGGCTGTACAAGCATTCCAAACTACTTTAGGACGTAACGTATGAAACTAACACAACTAACAACAGAACAAAAGTTAACCTATGTAGGTTTATTAACTGAGCTACAAAAAGACGAATTAGTCGGTCAATGGTATGCACCAGACTCTTATTTCAATCCTATTCAAGACCTAAATGATAATTGGGTTATATCAGTAGAAGAAATGGAGCAATGTGTAAACCCTGATTATCTTTGGGTTAAAGACCTTGAGTTGATTCCTTATGAGCCTAAGCCAACCCCACCACCTTTTGAAAATTAAATACAATGATTGATATAACCAAACTTTTAGAAATAATTAAAAAGCAAGGAGCAACTGGAGTACTTGCAATGTGGTTATGGTACACACACAGCGAAGTACAAGAATTAAAAAGTAAGCTTTATGAATGTTATGGTAAGCAATTAGCAACAGCATTTGAAAGAAGCATTGAATCTCATTCGTATTTTGCTATTAAACCCGAAGACGAAATAAACGAAACGGCATGAGTTACGATTGGCTAAAAGAAGAAAAATCACCGAGAATTTTAGTTCAAGCTGTTAAACAACTTGGAGTTAAAGAGTTTGTAGGTAAAGAACACAATCCAATTATATTAGGTTGGGCAAAGAACTTAGGACTTGAAAGAATTTACACTAACGATGAAATTCCATGGTGCGGTTTGTTTATAGCTGAATGTTGCAGAGCTGCAGAACTTGAAGTAGTTGAGCGTCCGTTATGGGCATTGAACTGGAATAAGTTTGGCAACCGTGTTTCTGAACCAATGTTAGGGGATGTTCTTACATTCAAAAGAAATGGCGGCGGTCACGTAGGAATCTATGTAGGTGAAGACCAAACGCACTATCACGTGTTAGGTGGCAATCAAAATAACGCCGTTAACGTAGCACGAATAGCAAAGAGCAGACTAACACAAGCACGAAGAACAGCATGGAAGATAGCTCAACCTGCTAATGTTCGAAAGGTATATTTAGAACCAAAAGGAGTAATAACAACAAATGAAGCATAATGGCAAAGAAAAATTTAAAAGTAGACATTGACACTGAAAAAGTAGATTTGAAGATCGAGCGTAAAGATGGGGATTTAAAAGTGGATTACGATGGTAAAAACATAGATGTAACTGTTGATAAGACCGCTGACAAAGTAGAGGTGAAAGTCGACTCGCAAGGCGGTCTTTTTAAAATCGTTGGTAATATCGTTAAAAAGATTTTGCTACGTCGATTAAAGTAGTATATTTGCATTGATTTCATAATTCATAGTTTAATTGTTAATGAAAAACCCTTGCTTCGGTAGGGGTTTTTTAGTTTCAATAAAAAATATCTGAAAAAAATGTAACCTATATTAAAAAATATAAGTATATTTGTCAAAACAATTAAATAATTAACTATGAAAAATTACTTTTTAGACTTGTTAGACCAAGTTACTCCAGCGAATGAAGAGCACAAAGAGTTTTTAAGGGTTGTTACGCTCGGTTTAACGCTATTTCTCGGCACGTTTGGTATGTTGGTATCACTTTTAATTTTAATGCCATGAGAACGAAGAAAAAAGCAAATCCAACTTTGATTGAGATTATTGACTATTGGTTAGACCAAAAGAAGAAAAACACTGGGTATATGGATATTGAACTTTATATGCGCGTTTGTCATGCTAAAGCTCGTAATTTAAGGTACAACGAAAACACGAAAACATGGAAGCAAGTTTTTTAATTAAGTTTGGGTTACTGATTTATTTTTTTTGGCACGTTTATAAATTTGAGAAATGAAATATAGATGGATTAGAGAGATAAAGCAAACGTATAAGGATAGAACCTATATAAGTTATGCAGTGAGTATTAATAATGTACATCTTTATAGTTCATCCGTGTTGGAGTATTGTGAAGAGTACGTTTTAAGGTACGCACAAAAACACGGAATAAATTATTGTGATATATTAAGAACTGAAAAACATAAAAGAATTAAATTATGAAAACAGCAGTAGAATGGTTGGCTAATAATCTTAAACAAAATCATGGTATTGATTTGACTTTGTATAGTGAATTTGATCAATCTAAACAAATGGAGAAAGAGCAAATTAATAATGCACATTATGAAGGTAGTGAAAATTATAGAAGACAATATTATAACGAAACCTTTAAATCAGAATAGAATGAAACAGACAGCATTAGAATTTTATGCGGAGCAAGAAGTAAAATTAACTCTTGACTTTTTAGCAAATAAAATTAATCAAGTAGAGTATGGTATCAAAAGAGTAAAGTTAATTGAACAAGCCAAAGAAATGGAGAAAGAGCAGATAATTGATGCACATGAAGAAGGATTTTATAGTCCGCCTTTTAGAATGAGTAGAAGAAAAGAAGCAGAACAATACTACAACGAAACCTTTAAATCAGAAGAATGAAAGCAAAAGAAGTTACAGCAGTGTTCGAATGGACAAACGAAGCAGTTTTATTAGAACAACTTGAGCGGTTAAAAGAATTGCTTTTGAAAGGTAAGGAATACCATGAGGATGTTTATAATAGAATGAATCTTCAATTCATGCAGAAATACGAACGTACTCGAAGCTTTAAAATAATAAGTGATAATGAAATAATAGTAAAATCAAACGTATGACACCGAAACAATTTGCAATAGAGTTAGTAGATAAGTTCTACATTGGACTTGAAATAAAAGATTATAAGAAAGCGAGAAACTGCGCTATCTTTACTTGTCACCAGCGTATTCAAGAAACGCTTACATTAACACGAATTAAATTTTTAAAAGAAGTTATAACAGAAATTGAAAAGCTATGACGGCAAAAGAAAAAGCATTTGAATTAGTTGATACTTATAAATTTGTGTTATGGTCTGAAGATACACAATGCGGTAATGAAATACTATGTACTGTGATAGCAAAACAATGCGCATTGATTGCAGTTAATGTAGTTTTAAACCTTTGTTGGGGAAATAATCAAGTAGGTATTAATCATTGGAATGAAGTAAAACACGAAATTGAAAAGCTATGAGAAATTATTTAGGATGCTTATTTTATTTTTTTGTAGGTGGTTTATTTTGGTACATTGTTATTCACTTTATAATTAAGTTTTGGTAATGAATGTATTTATACTTTACAATGCAAAGCAGAAGATTGACTACCGTAAAATAAAGCGATGGAAGGTTCGTGTTAATATATCGAATAATTTTTATAAGAATTTTGAAGAAGATTAAAAAATAATTATTATATTTGCATACGGACTCCTTCGACATTATAAGTCCTAACGGTATTATTACCCTTGTTTTTGAAGTAGAGGTCGAAGGCTACGGATAAAGCGAGGGTTTTTTTATTGATAAAATTTTTAGGTATGGATGATTATATTAAAATTGATTGCAAATTTAGAGAAGGTGATAAAGCATTTTTTTCTATAGGCACAAAATTCGGCATTGAAATAATTGAAGATAATGTTTCAAGTTCAATCATTTTAGATAAAGAAGATATTGAAAAAATACTTCCATTAATGTTAGCATATTATTACAAATTAAATATATATGAGCGGTTGGATTAAACTTCATAGAAAGATAACGGAAAACCCGTTATACTTTTCAGAGCCATTTAACAGGTCAATGGCTTGGATTGATATGATATTAATTGCTAACCATTCAGATAATTATTTCTTTAAACGTGGTATTCGTGTTGAAGTAAAAGTAGGTCAAATAGGCTATGATTTAGATACTTTGGGTAAACGTTGGCAATGGTCAAGAGGTAAAGTAGAAAGGTTTATGCAAATGCTTGAAAATGATAAACAAATAGTAAGGCAAAAAACAAACGTAACTACCTTAATATCAATAGTTAACTACAAAGAATATCAATGCGATAGTAAAGCAGATAGTAAACCAAATAGAAAACCAAATAATAAAGCAGACGGAAACAAACAAGAATTAAAAGAATTAAAAGAAGAAATATATATACCTGAATTTTCTGAATTTTTAGATTATGCAGTTAGTCAAGTTAAGTTCATAAACAAAGAAGATGTTAGACTTAAATACGAATCATGGAAAGTTAATGACTGGAGTGTTACAGTTAACAATAAAACACGTAAAATTGTAAATTGGAAAAGCACTTTATTAAATACACTTCCGTATTTACGTAAAGACGAATCAAAAAGTTACACACCTCAAATAATACACGAATAATGTTTAAAAGACTTCAAGAAGTTTCAAGCGAACTATTCGCAATACGAAACGAATTAAACGTAAAAGGTAAATCAGTTGGTTGGGATTGGGATTTATTACCATACACAATCAAAGAGGGATGCACAACGTATATCGGAGCAGCACCAGCAAGTGGAAAAACTGAGTTATGGTTTGAGTTTTTAATTAATCTTTCGTGTTTACATAATTGGAATCATGTTATATTTTCTCCTGAAACTGGAAGCTCAGCTGAGATATTCTCGGAACTTTGTTATAAGTATATCGGTAAACCATACGCAAAACACGAAAATACAATGAGTTTATCGGAGCAAACAATAGCAGAGAATTTTATTAATGAGCATTTTATAGTAATTGACCCAATAGATGAGGATTTAACACTTGAAAAGTTTTATGAAATGGTTGATGAGATTGAACGTAAATACGAAATAAACATTCACACTACTACAATTGACCCTTGGAATGAGTTAACGGAAAATTATATTCATTCAGACTTAGGACGTGAAGATAAATACCTTAGTAGAATTTTAGGACTTGCACGAAAAAACGCACGAAAAACAAACCGACATAACTGTATTATTAATCACGTTCGGGACCAGGCGCCAATAACACGAAATGAACATACATTTTATCCAATGCCAACTGCTCGAGATTTTGCCGGAGGTCAAGTATGGTTCCGTAAAGGTTTATCAGTTTTAATTCCATGGAGACCACCAACTGGATTGACAGATAGTGATGGAAATGTATATGAAATTAATGAAGTACATTTGAAAGTAGCTAAAAGTAAACCAAAAGGTATATCAAAAAACGGAACTTACAAAATGTATTTAGATATTGAAAAATATCAGTATTACATGATTGATAATTTTGGTCGTAAAGTTTACGCACAAAGAAACACGAAACCAATTTCAAATAGTTTTCCAGCTAAACAACTACCTTTGATTGAACCTGATATAGTAAACGGAAAAGAAATACGTTCATTTAGCGAAAAGATGAAACAAAGTAAAGGCGATGTTCCTTTTTGATTATTATAACTTACAAAAACACGAATAAATGAACGAACTGACAATTATAACTGGCAAAGTAAACTTAGACACTACTTATTTAAAGATTAAACTAAGCCTTGAAGAAATAAAAGAACGTGCTTCAAATAGATATGATTTAATACATTCAATGGAACGTAGCTTAGCAGACTTACAACAAGTAAAAATTAGTTACGATGCTATGGAAAAAGAACTAAGAGCAGCATTACAGCAAAATTTCAGACTTGAAAAGCTATTAATGGAGGAGAAATTTAAAGTCAAGGATTTAGAAATACAATTAAAAATGAAAGATGTCACGCTGTAAGCATTGTAGAAATAAGTTTGAGCCTATCCGCTTTAATCAAAAGTATTGTTTAGAAGCTGAGTGCGTCCGTGTTTGGGTAGAATCTGAAAAGGCAAAGACCTGGAAAAAGACGAAAGCTAAAATGAAAAATGATCTTGAGACAGTCCAGGAACTAATTAAAGCTACTCAAATAATTTTTAATAAATATATCAGATTACGAGATAAAGGTCAAGTTTGTATATCCTGCCAAAAGAAACCATTAAAAGAAAATGCAGGACATTACTTTAACGCTAACAACCATTGGAACGTTCGCTTTAATGAACTTAATGTCCATCTCCAGTGTGAACACTGCAACACGTATTTAAGTGGAAACCTAATTGAGTACCAAAGAAACTTAATACATAAAATCGGAATTGAAAATTATAACGAATTAGAAGCTGAAGCACGAAAAACACGAAAGTTTACAAAAGAGGAATTGAAAGAATTAATGCAGGTTTATAAAAAAAAGATAAAAGAATTAGAGTTATACCAAAAAGAATAATTACTTTTGAACCAACAATTAAAACTTAAATATGAAAAAGTATTACTGGACCATGAAGAATGGTCAAAAAATCGACATTGATTTAATGGATGAAAACCATTTAAGAAACACGCTAAAAATGATTTTGCGTAACATTGAAAACGCTGAAGCAAAAGAACGTGAAATTAAAAAAACACGATTCGAATTAAATGGAGATATAGCGCAAGACCATTACGACCAAATGACTTTAGCTGAATATGAAGATGTAATGCGTTACGGATTTTAAAACTTAAATTATGAGCGTAACTAATTTTGAGGAGTTCACACACGAACTTACAAGCGAAGAAATGGAGATTCTGCCTATCGTAGTTCACGGATTCCGAAACTACAAAAAGGCGAACCCAATTAAATCGGAGTTAATAGTAACCCGAATGAACGAATATCTTTTAGCACGAGGTTATAAAATTAAAATGACTGGAGTACGTTTGCGTAAAATGGTTAACTACATTCGTACAAATGGCATAATCCCGCTGATTGCGACGTCTAACGGATATTTTACGAGTGATTGTAAGGAAACGATAGCCGAGCAGATAAAGTCACTTCAGGAACGAGCAAACAGCATTGAACGATGTGCAACTGGATTAAGAAAATTTTTATAACAGTTGTATAGGCGCAGTTGTTTTATTAACGTAAATTAAAATTTAAAAATATGGAAGTAGATTTATTTGGAAACGAAATTGTAAAAGATGAATTATTAAGAGATAAATTCATTGAGCCACCATTTAGTATATTAGATACTAAAAGCGGAAATTGGCAAAAAAGAAAAAAACTTTGGGTAAGTAAAGGAATAAAAAGTGAAATTGGGAGAGATAATAAAAAAGTAAACTCAATAAGAATCGAAACAAATGGAGATGATATAACAAAAAATCCATATCAATCTGTTTTTGACCCAGCATTATGCGAAGTTTTATATCATTGGTTTTGTGATGAAGGCGGCACAATTTTAGACCCATTTGCTGGTGGTTCTGTTCGTGGAATTGTAGCCAATTATTTAGGTTATAAATATAGCGGAATTGATATAAGACAAGAGCAAGTTGATAGCAACCGAGAACAAGCCTTAGATATTTTGCCAATACAAAATCAACCTCAATGGTATGTAGGCGATAGTAACGAACTTTTAAACGATAATTGGAATACTAAATTTGATATGGTTATGAGTTGCCCACCTTATGCTGATTTAGAAGTTTATAGCGATTTAGAAGGAGATATTAGTAATAAACCATACAAACAATTTTTAGAACTTTATGAAAGCATAATTGCAAAGAGTTGTAACCTTTTGAAAAGTGGCGGTTATGCTTGTTTTGTAGTTGGTGAAGTAAGAGATAAAAACGGTTTTTATATTGGATTTGTACCAGACACGATAAAGGCTTTTGAAAAGTGTGGAATGAGATTTTATAATGAAGCAATACTTTTAAATGCTATTGCAAGTGCAAGTATGAGAGCTAACGGAAATATGAAAAGTCAAAAACTTGTAAAGGTTCATCAAAACATTTTAGTTTTTAAGAAGCCGTGATGTCTTTTACAATTGCACCTAACAGTTGTATAGGCACAGTTTTAATTGCGTTTATACTTTGTTATAATAAATTAATTTACATATTTTTTTTATTTCCATTGTTATATTAGAAAATATAGTTATATTTGTCAAACAATTAAAATTTATATTATGAAAAACCTATTTAAAAGTTTAGCAGCATTTCAGCAAGAGGTGCCAGTGATTCACAAAGGAACGCAAGGCTACGGATATTCGTATGCAGACCTTCCGAAAATCTTTGAAGTAATTAACCCGTTATTGCAAAAACACGGATTAGGATTTACCCAACTAATTAACGGTCAAACAATAGTAACTGTATTGTTTCATTCTGAAAGTGGTGAACAAATAGATAGCCAAACGAATATTCCTCAAGGTGTTCAACTTAAAGGAATGAATGATTTTCAAGTATTAGGATCTGCAATTACTTATTTAAGACGTTACGCATTATCTTCGATTTTAGGTATTGTAACCGATAAAGACGTTGATGCAGCTGGAGAACAAATAAAAGCCGTAAAGACGGAAGCAAAAAAGCCTACAATACAAGGTGAACGATTCTTAAAAGCAGTAGAAGCAATCCGTAATGGAGAATTTACAGCTGAAGAACTACAAGCTAAGTTCGAATTAAATGAAGTTCAACAAAAAGCATTGTTACTGATATGAAAATACGAGCTTCACAAATAGGAAAATTGATGAGTCTCCCCAAAACAAAAGGGGAGGTTCTTTCTAAAACTACAAAGACCTACATTCAGGAACTTGCGATTGAGCATAAATACGGAATCCGTAAGGAATTTTGGAGCAGATACACTGACAAAGGAAACGAAGTAGAAGACGAAGGCATAGCACTTGTTAACGATGTGTTGAACTTAGGCTTTATTTACAAGAATGAAGAAAACCTAAACAACGATTATTTAACAGGAACACCAGACGTAAACACGAACGAAGTTCTTTTAGATGTAAAATGCAGTTGGGATGCTACAACGTTTCCATTTTTTGAAAGCGAATGTCCGAACAAAGATTATTACTATCAATTACAAGGTTATATGTGGTTAACAGGAAAAGACGAAGCATTACTTTGTTACTGCCTTGTAAATACACCTTTTCAAATTGTAGAAGATGAAGTTAGAAGAGAACATTGGAAACAAGGGTTAATTGATGAAAGTTTGGATGTAAGGGACTTTGTTCAGTCTAAACATAACTTTGATCATATACCAAAAGAAAAGCGCGTGAAAGTTTTTAAAATAGCAAAAGACGAAAGCGTAATTGAACAAATTAAAGAAAGAATAGAGTTAGCAAGAGTATATTATAACAATTTAATTAATGAACTATGATAGATTTAGCAGAATTTTTTGAAAGCATTATTGATAAGTACGGAGAATCAAGAGCTAAAATGATTGAATATAAATTAAAATACGAATCTTTAGAAAGTAAAATTCAAGTTTTAGAAACTAAATTAACAAGCGCAAAAGCTGAAATTCAACTATTGAATGAAACGATAAGTGAATACGAATGCGAAAAAATAAATAAAAATGAAAGATGACTTACAAATAATGGGTTACTACAAAAACACGACCCGAGAGCAAATAGTACAAATCAAAGACTTTAAAAAAGATAAACTTTGGTACGAAACAATAAGACAATATGAAACAAATCCTATAACAGAGTTCTGCTGTTCGGTTGAAAGATTTAAAAGGTTATATATTAAAACAAAGTAAAATGAATGATTGGGTATTAAAAAAAGTAGTTTTGGAAAATGAAAGCGGACTTACTTATCTTAGGGCAACTTATAATAATGGATTTAAAGAACTTGATGAATTTTTTGAATATGGTTATAAAATACCAACTATTATTGAAGTAAATAAATTTGGTAAAATAGAAGTAATTAAAGATAAAATAAATAAGTAAAATGGAAAAAAGAGACAATTCAGGAGCGTTATTCACTAACGACAAAAGAGAAAAGGAAACGCATCCGCATTATCAGGGTAAAGCTACAATTGGTGGCGTGGATTATTATGTTTCAGCATGGGTAAAAGACGGACAAAAAGGAAAGTTTCAGTCATTAAGTTTTAAACCAATACAGGAACAAGCTAAACAACAAGTGAAGCCTCAAGGCAGACCAAGTTACGGAAAAGAGTTTGATGACTTTTTAAATGGAATATGAAGCGCGAATCAGAGGTTTTAAGCGAAGCGAATGAAATTACAAGGGTAATGGTTAAACACTACCTACAAAAACACGAATTGAGTTTAAACGCTTTCTCGAAGTTAGTAGAGGTTAAACAACCTAACCTGCATAAATTTATGAGTGGAAGCACTTTATCGAGTAAATCAATTGAAAAGATAGGAAAGTTCTTTAG